TTTTTTGGTAGCCCGTTCTTGTTGTCCTCAAGAACGAAGACTGAGTTGGCAGTATATCCAACGGCAGGCTTTGGTGGTATCCGCCCGTGTACACGGGCGAAGACTGAGTTGACAGTATAATCAACGGCAGGCTTTGGTGGTTTTGGGGGCTTTGCCCCCTGCGGCCAGTGGTCCTTCTATTTGGACTTCTGGCCTGCGACACCCTATTTAGGGTTTTTGTCCCCTCTTAGGACTTGAGAAAAGTCCGTCTTAACAGTGGGTATGGGTGTTTGTGCATTTGGCACCCATGTAATGACTTAAATTTGCATGTCCTATCGGACCCCCTTTCCGAGCGTAATGTTGGGATTCGCTCCCCGACACTGACAATATGGGTATTACAGAGTTTCCGCGCTTCGGCGCGAAGGAGATGTTTGCTGAACATTTCAACAAGCGCCACATTTTATGTGGCGCCCACGATGAAACAAAGGGACGACCTTGGTCCCGGGGGGCATTATACGCCTCTAAGTCCGTGAGAGCTTTTGCTAGAGACGGGAGTCAAAGGAAACTGCTGACAATGGTGTGGGGTCCCACACCGCTTGAGTTGGCAGTATTCTCCAGCCGCGCTTTGTGCACGGTGGAAAGGCAATTCTGTACCACGAATTGTGGCGTTTCATCGGGATCTACTCCCGACTTGAAGGCCAGAACCATAGACAGTGTCGGTGTTCCAAGTTTGCAAAAACACGTTACACAGGAGCAGACCAGCATTGCAGTTTGTGAAGTCAGACCTCAAGTCTTGTTTGGTCTTGACGAGGGTGAGGCGCATTCTGACGGGTTTTCACACAAGGACTTGTTTAGGGATGCATCCCATGATGTGGCGCTTGTGCGTCGCCATGGGTGGTGTGGCTTGTCAATGCCGAAGTATGTTTGTGCTGATGATGAGATCGATTTCTTCGAACAGCACACTATGCCTAGTGGCAGCTTCATGAGCATTAAGCCGAAGTTTAATATGGAAGACATAGGGTTGAAATTGGTCAATTTGTCTATCCACATATACGATTTGGTCATGACGACAGATCGTACTTGGAGGTCGATTCTTACTCGTGTTCACGCTATTATGATGATTTTGGGGCTTGACAAGGAGGCCTATAGATGGTTAGTCGAAGATATGCTTGGTCTTTTCTCTCGCACACCGGTGCGACCCGAGACCCTTGAGGGCTTGGGTGAGGCCATAGGCAAAGATGCGGCCAAATTCATCTCGTCAAACTTGACTAAGATAGTTGAGAAGATGATTAAGTTTTGTTCAGCGGCGATGGTGGCGCCGGCGCTGATGCAGAATAAGGGCCAGTATCTGAAGAATATAGGCTATGTCTTAGACAAGGCTAAGCTTAGTTCTTTTGGTGCTGCCAATCTTACAGTGGAAGCTGTGGTCGGCATGTTGGCTCACTGCATTACACGGGGTTTGGAATTTTTTGTAAACGCTTCATTCCCCGATGAGGTCAACACGCTTCTCAAGCAGTCCACAGTATTAAGGGCATCTGTTGAAGAGTGTCTGCTTGTGATGGATTGCGATACAAGGGAAGATATGCTACGAGATCTTAATGGTATGGCAACACAGTTGACCAATATGCATTT